CGCACTGGAGGCGGTCTGCGTTTTGGGACTCAGGATCAATGATTCTGATTGACCGCTTCCAGTGTTTTTTCCGCTGACGGTCTGCGCCGGGTTCGACTCCCGGAAGCGGAATCGTGGTGAGCCGTGACACGCTCTTAATGACCATGGACCGGTTGCCACGACTCGAACAACTTAGAAAAGAGAAAGGAAGTCTTAATGTCAAAAGTGAAAGGACTCGGAGCAGATGCAGTGCTGCGAAAGCTACGAGCTGGCCACATCTGCAAACAGCGACTGCGAAACAGTGGCCGATTCTTTGCGCCGTACTTCTGCAAAACGGACATGTGGCGTTTTGAGGACGGAACTGAAGTCACCAATGTGGCTGTTTCAGTTCTCCGAAAACGCGGCCAGATCGCTGTCAGTATGTCTGCGACTCATCGATTTCTCAAGGTCATTAGCGAAGGGAACTGCAATGCTTGTTCTGGGTCGTAAGGTTGGCGAATCGATCGTGATCGATGGTGGAATCGTCGTCACGATCATGGAGATAAAAGGCGAGCGTGTTCGAGTTGGTGTGCATGCTCCGAGAGACGTCACTGTGCTGCGGGCGGAAGTGCAAGACGACCGGAAAGACGCGAAATGACGCAGCAATTTTTTCGTGAGGTAATGCAGTGGCGATTCTTTGTTGAGGGCTTGCCGATTGCTCAACCTCGGACACGGTCAACGGCCAGCGGAAGACATTACACGCCAGACAACGGGATACACAAATGGAAGCGGTCTCTGCAGTTCGTGGCGCGGCAACATTACCACGGCAAAAAGATTGAAGGGCCGTTTCGTGTTGACTTGCTGTTCGTGTTTCCTCGCCCGAAATCAATTCAGTGGAAAACGAAACCGATGCCGCAAATCTGGCACATCAAAAAGCCAGATCGTGACAACTTGGATAAAGCAGTTCTCGACGCACTGACAGGAATTTTCTGGCATGACGATTGCCAGGTGTGCTCCGGAACAATTGATAAGCAGATAGCAGATGGTGATTCGAAAAGTGGTGTTGAGGTGTTTATTTACAAACTGGAAGGAATGGAAGTATGAAGATTGTAACGGGTAAGAAACCAAAACCACGACGAACGCTGCTCTATGGCGTTCACGGCATCGGTAAAAGCACATGGGCGGCACAGGCACCGGACTGCCTGATTCTGAATCTGGAGGACGGACTCGACGACATTGACTGTCAGCGGACTGAACACCTGACAGCGATGGAATCGGTCAATCAAATCCTGATTGATCTGGCGAACGAGAAGCATGACTTTAGAACAATTGCTGTCGACTCAATCGACTGGCTCGAAGGGTTGCTGCACGCACAGGTCGCACGCGATGCAGGCAAGGATTCTATTTCCGAAATCGGGTTCGGTAAGGGTTACGAAGCTGCCCTGAAATACTGGGATGACTTCGTGTTTAAGCTCGACTGGCTCCGCAAGGAAAAGGGCATGCAGATCATTCTGCTGGCTCATTCAGCCATTGTAAAGCATTCAGATCCTGAGGTTGATTCCTACGACCGGTATCAGCCTGCACTGCACAAGTCGGCGTCCGCCATGTTGCAGGAATGGTGCGATGAAGTGCTCTTCGCATCGTATCGCGTGTTTGTCCGGAAAGAGGATCTTGGGTTCTCGAAGGAACGAAACATCGCTGTGAGCAATAGCGAGCGATACATCCGAACGCAGGAAACGGCAGCATGCCTGGCAAAGAATCGGCTGCAGGACATGCCAGCAGAGATCCCATTCTCATGGGCTGACTATGCGAAGTATTTCCCGAAGAGCAGTGAAGAAGCAACCTCAACAAAGAAAGCAGGGTGATTGACCATGGCGAGTTTGACAGATTTGGATTTGAAAAACACACAGGCGGGCGGTTCATTCGAACCGATTCCAGCAGGTGAATACCCGGCTATTCTGGTTCACAGTGAGAAGAAGCCTACGAAGGACGGCACCGGCGCACGGCTGGAACTGAAGTTCCAGATTCTCAACGGTCCATACCAGAACCGGACTTTGTTTGATGGTTTGAACATCATCAACAAATCATCGCAGGCACAGCAGATCGGGCGAGGGCAGTTAAAGGCGTTGTGTGTTGCGTGCGGTTTGCCAGATCCGAACGATTCAGCAGAGTTGCACAATCGACCGCTCAACATTCGGGTTGCGATCGGCAAAGACCAGAACGGAAACCCTCGGAACGAAATCAAGGGTTACAAGTCCCGTTCCGAGTCAAACGCACAGCAGCAGACCAACATGATGACGGAAGCGTTTTCGCATCCTGCTCAGACAACGTCTGCCAGTCCGGCGAATCCGTTTGCAAAGAAATGAAACCCGGTGGTGTGTCGCCTCCGGTGCTCGGCAGTGTCTGTCTACAGCTCGCACTGCCGGGCATTTTTTATCGACTCATGGAAGGACTGCAACATGCGCAAATGGTCGAACTACATATCAGACCCTGAAGAGTGGTCTGACAGGTGCGTTGAAGATCCGCAGTGGGTGGCTGAATGTCTTTCACGCATTGGCCGCTTCGGTGGACAGCACCCGACAGCCAGCGTTCTGGCTCATTCGCTGGAGGTCTTCGAACGGCTGTTAGATGAGCCGCCACAGGTGCAACTGTGGGGACTCTACCACGACGCACACGAGATCCTGACCAGCGACGTGCCGCGTCCATTCAAGACCGCTGACATGTGCCGTTTTCAGATTTTCTGTGACGCATTGCTGCAGGAAAAACTAGGCATCTTGGTGATTGAAGCAGTGGTGGAGATCGCTGACACGGCCCAGGGTGATTTAGAGCACGATTTGTGGAATCAGTATTTCGGTATCTGGACTGACTTTGACGTTGATAAACAGGTGATTGCTTTTGTTGAACGTGTAAACCTTATGAAAGGATTTCTCAGATGATTATTGAAGAGACACCAGCACCAGTTGACGCTCTGATCGTATCGACGCTGGCAGAGTTTCGACCGGATGAACTGGCAATTGCTCAGGTCCGTGAGTTTGGCCAGTTGACCGTGGCAACGGTCGGCATCAAGGCCGTCACCGAAGCACGCAAGACTGTGAAGCGGCTGCGACTGGAGATCGACAAGCGACGGAAAGATTTGAACGAAGGAGCCCTGAAGTACCAGCGGGCGATTAACGCTGAAGCGAAACGACTGATCAGCGAAATCGAACCGATCGAAGGCAGGCTGTCGGCAGAGGAAGAGAACTACGAAGCGGAACGGCTGAAAGAAAAGCAGCAGAAGGAAGCCGAGAAGCGTGAACGGCTGCAAAGTCGACTTAACCGACTGGCTGCCATCGGTGTTGTTGGCGTCGATCTGAACGCACTGGACGTAATGGATGACGGATTTTTCGAGGCACTGCTGACAGCGGAAACGCAGAAAGCTGCAGCACGAAAAATCGAAGAGGAACAGTTGCGCAGGGATCGCGAAGAATTGCAGCGACTGCGAGCGGAGAACGAACGGCGCGAAATCGAAGCACGTGAATCCGAACGCCGTGCTGCAGAACAGGCACGGGCCGAAGCACTTAAGCCGGAGATCGAGAAGGCCGAAGCATTTGGCGAAGCGTTACTGACGGATGCACGTGACGAACTGGCACGGATTGGAAATCCGTATTGGACTGAAACGGCATTGATGGAAATTCAGGCGGCTGTCAGCGAGATTGTTAAGGCAGTGAGGAATACGCGATGAGTTACGAAACGTTTATCAAATCTAAAAGCCAATGGGGAAGTCGCGGCGGATTTGAACCAGATAACGAGATGCCGTTCCTTTACGATTTTCAGGCGTATCTGGTTCAGTGGGCGTTGAGTCTCGGGCGTGCTGCGATATTCGCGGATTGCGGCATGGGGAAAACCGCAATGCAGTTGGCATGGTCTCAACATGTCATTGAGCACACTGGGAAACCAGTGTTGATCGTTACGCCGCTTGCTGTAGGTGCTCAAACTGTAGAGGAGGCGGGTCGTTTCGGACTGACAGCGAAACGCTCACGGGATGGCACAACTGACGGCACTACCTGCATCTGGGTGACTAACTATGAACAGCTACACAAGTTCGATCACACATTATTTTCTGGTGTGGTCTGTGACGAATCATCCGGAATCAAGGACTTTAAAAGCGAACGAAAAGCGACGGTAGTCGATTTCATGCGAACGATACCGTATCGGTTGCTGTGTACAGCAACTGCTGCACCTAATGATTACTGGGAACTTGGAACGAGTTCTGAAGCATTAGGTCTGCTCGGTTTTCGTGACATGATTACGAAGTTCTTCAAGCAGGAAACATCAAAAGATCATCACGGATGGGGGCGCACAAAGTATAGGTTTCGCGGTCATGCTGAGGAACCGTTCTGGTCGTGGGTTACTTCGTGGTCACGATCACTGCAACGTCCGTCAGATTTAGGATTTGATGACACTCGTTTTATTCTTCCACCGCTCACTGAAACAGCTCACATCGTTGAAAGCACAAAGGCTCGTCCGGGGATGCTGTTCGCGATGTCGGCTAACGATATGAGAGAAGAGCGAGAGGAACGTCGCGTTACCATCAACGAAAGATGTGCAAAAGCGGTTGAACTGGCAAATGAACACAACGGATCGACAGCACTGTGGGGCGAACTAAATCCAGAGTGTGACCTGCTGGAAAAGATGCTCGACGATTGCGTTCAGGTTCGTGGTTCAATGCCAGATGAACAGAAAGAAGAATACCTGCTCGGATTTGCAAAAGGACAAATTAAACGTCTCGTATGCAAACCAAAGATTGGAGCATGGGGACTGAATTTTCAGATTTGCAATCATGAAGTGATTTTCCCGAGTCATTCATTTGAGCAGTATTATCAGGTGGTGCGTCGATGTTACCGATTCGGGCAAAAGAACCCGGTGACTATCAACATGGTTTTGAGCGAAGGAGAACGAAAGATTGCTGACAACCTGCAGCGAAAAAAAGAGCAGGTAGAAAACATGTTCCGCAACCTCGTGTACCACATGCGTGACAGTATGCACCTCGTTTCAAAAGACTTTTTTCCAGAAGTAGAAAAGGTTCCATCATGGCTGTAATGGATCAGGTTATCACGGATCAATACGCAATCTACAACGGTGATTCAGCAGAGATGCTTTCATCGCTGCCCGATGAATCAGTAGGGATGTCGATCTACTCGCCTCCATTTGCAACGGAGAACGGTGGCTGTCTATACAACTATTCGTCAAGCGTTCGCGACTTGTCGAATGCTCGAACGTATGACGAGTTTTTTGAACACTACGGATTTATCGTCAGCCACATTGCCCGCGTAATGAAGCCGGGGCGAATATCTGCTGTTCATTGCATGGATGTTCCAAAGCAGGGAGCCAACATCTGCGGGTACACAGATTTCCCCGGAGACATTATTAGGCTTCATGAGTCACTTGGGTTTGAAATGCTGCCGCGTATCTGCATTTGGAAAGAGCCGCTCGCTGTTCGCAATCGCACCATGAGCAAGGCATTGGCTCATCGTCAGATTTGCGAGGACGCAACACTGACTAATGTTGCATCGGCTGACTACCTGATCCCGTTTCGAAAACGTGGAGTGAATCCCGAACCTGTTACTCATCCAAATGGGTTACTCGAATACCACGGCGAACGAGAGATTCCAAAAGAGCTTCGTAAACTGAAAGGGTATCAGGGAAACCAGATCGAAAACCGTTTCTCACATTGGATTTGGAGGCACTACGCTTCATCGTTTTGGGATGATATCAGAATTGAAAACGTGCTGCCTTATGAAGAGTCAAAAGACGAAGGCGATGAAAGGCATCAGCACCCATTACAACTGGATGTGATTTACCGAGCCGTTCAAATGTGGACGAATCCCGATGACGTCGTCTTGACTCCATTCATGGGCGTCGGATCTGAAGTGTATGGTGCTGTGATGCAGGGCCGAAAGGGAGTAGGGTGCGAACTGAAACCGAGTTATTACAGACAAGCTGTTAAAAACCTTTCATCAGCCAGCGAAACTACCAAAGCAAAACCAGAGAGAATGCTATTCGACATGGAGGTTGAATAATGATCCCCCGCTGGTATCAAACCGCAGCCAATGACGCCGCATGGCATTACCTCGCGACTCAGCCCGGGAACCCTTTAATCGTTTTGCCGACGGGTGCGGGCAAGTCGCTGGTAATTGCCATGCTGGCGAAACAGGCTATTGAATTCGGTGCTCAGGTAATCGTCCTGCAGCACCGAAAAGAGTTGATCCAACAGAACGCGGAGAAGATCCGGATTCTGTTGCCAGAGATCCCGGTCGGGATTTATTCAGCCGGGCTGAACTCGAAGCAAACTCAGCAGCCGATTCTGTGCGCTGGAATCCAGTCAGTGTACCGGCAGGCAGCACAGATCGGCGAACGGCAGTTGATCATCATCGACGAAGCTCATTTGGTGAGTTCGTCCGATGAAACGATGTATGGGCAGTTTATAGCTGATGTCATCGCATTGAATCCAACGGCCAGAGTTACTGGATTGACTGCGACGCCATTCAGGACCGGTGAAGGGCCGATCTGCGGAAAGAAAAAACTGTTCCAGCGGATCTGTTTTGAAGCGTTTACCGGTGATCTGATCACGGAAGGTTTTCTTTGCGAGATCACAAACAAGCCATCAGATCAGCAGATCGACACCAGCTCAGCGAAACTGCGTGGCGGTGAGTTTGTTGAATCCGATCTGCAACGGATTTTTGGTGGCGATGATACGGTGCTGCATGCCTGTCGTGAGATTATTGAGAAGACTCAGGACCGGCATTCGATTCTGGTATTCTCCAGCGGTGTGGCACATGCCGACAACGTCGCTGACACGCTGCAGAGACTGACCGGAGAAAAGACCGCAGTTATCACAGGTGACACGATGCCGATCGAGCGAGCGGCGTATCTGCAGCAGTTCAAGGCTGGTGAAATCAGATGGCTGGTCAATTGTGACGTCCTGACGACTGGCTTTGACGCTCCGTGCATCGACGCTATCGCGATACTTCGGGCGACGATGAGCCCTGGGCTGTTCGCTCAGATGGTCGGGCGAGGACTGCGGAAGCATGACAGCAAACAGAACGCACTGATTCTCGATTTCGGCGGCAACATTGAGCGGCACGGAAGTTTGGACGATCGGAATTACGGACGGGCCAAAGGCTCGAAGCCGGGATCTGCACAGCCACAGGAACGCAACGGACGCGGGCGAGAATGCCTGAACTGCAAACTCGACGTGCCAGCCGGTGAACCTGAGTGCCCGGAATGCGGGTTCAGATTTCCCGGCAGACATCAGGCACACGCTGACACGGATTCACAGTTGACGGGCGAAGTCCCGCCGGAAACGTGGATCGTCGAGGGCTGTAAGTGGGGAACGCACTACAAGAAAAAAGATCCGGAAGCACCACCGACGCTGCGAATCGATTACGAGTGCCAGCCGGTCGACGTTCCGAGCGGCAACCTGACAGCGAAACACGTCAGCGAATGGGGGTGTCTCGAGCACGCAAACTTCGCACGGGTGAAAGCCTGCCTGTGGTGGGAGCAGCATTCGCTGAGCGAGGTTCCCGAGACGATCGCGGAAGCGATCGACCTGCTGGACCGTGGCGCGTGCCGGATGCCATCACGCATCACGACGGTCAAGGACGGCAAGTACACGCGAATCAAGAGCGTGGAATTCGTGGACGAGATGCCGGAAGACTGGCTGGAAGAAACGCAGCCAGAGGCGGAAGAAACGCTGGTGAATGACTTTGGGGATGAAGTGCCGTTTTGAGAAGTGGAGACGGAGCGAAATGAAATACACGGTTGGCGGAATTGAATTTGCCTCAAAAAAAGAAGCTCACAGGTGCATTGGTACTTGGTTAAAGGATGCGTGTCCTGTAGTGCGGATATTAGATGGGTCTGGTTTTGTATTTCTGCAAGACCTGATTTCACGACATCCGGAAGCGGAAAAGAAAATCGGCTGTGGAATCAACCGATTCGAAATCAGACAGAATCCGGCATTCGCATGTCAAAACACGTTTTACCTGATCAGGAGTGATAACACTGAAACTGACTTCAGTTTTCGCTCATGTTTATCAGGTAGGAAAAATAGCAAATATACCGATTTTTGCCGGGCTGCAAGAAACGCAATCCGAGAACAGATTGTTGTTTTCAAGACCGCGCAATTTCTGAGCATCGATCGGCCTCGGTGCGGCATCACTGGAGCGGAATTGGATTTTGATCGATGCCATGTCGATCATGTCGCGACGTTCGATTCAATACTGAAGAGGTTCATTCAGTTAAACGATATCGATATTGAGGCATCGGTTTCCGACGACTCTGTTGATGGTGAGATATTTCCAGTTTTCACCAGTGATCAGCTTCGCTTGAATTGGGTTGAATTCCATAGAAACAACGCCATTTTACGGCTCACGACTCCTGAAGCAAATCTTGCAAGGAGAGACGTGAATGATTAATCAACGCCTCATCGCAACCGGCTGGTTTCTCTGTCCAATGGACAGCGGATCCAAAAACCCCGGCTCAATCCTCGGCAAAGACTGGCCGTCAAAATGCACCAATGATCCCGCAGTCATCGCTGAATGGCCGGAAGGCTGCAATATCGGCGTGTTACTCGGGTCCAAATCCGGTGTGATTGATCTCGAGTTTGATGACGACAACGGGGAAATGTTGGTCGAAGCCTGGATGGAGGACTGCGGCCATCCAAGAACGCCAACATACCGATCAGCGAAATCCGTCCACCGGCTGTTTCAGTGGGAGGACCGGTTCGAGCTGGAAGGTGCGAAGTTCGGAATGATGGGTGTCGAATTCCGTTTCGGCCAGAACGCAGCTCAGTCGGTCATCCCGCCGTCAGTTCATGAAAGCGGAGCACAATACGAATGGATCATTCCACCATGGGAATGTGACGTAGCACCGCTGCCGGAACTGGTTTTCCGCCAGTTCATGAACATGAAGCAAACGCAGGAAAAACGGGTTGCCAAAGCCGCAACCGTGGATCCTCGGTACACGTCCGGCGACTCGCTGCTTACGAAGGCCCGAAACTGGATTGAGCAGGAATCAACCTGGGAATCAATCCTGATGCGGGATGGGTGGACGTTCTGCCGAAATCGTCAGGAAGCACAGGACTGGTGGCGTCCCGGGAAGAAACGCGGATCCATCAGCGGGACGGTAAACTTCGGAGGATCAAAGACACTACGGGTTTTCAGCACATCCGTTCCGGGGTTGAAACCGGAATCGTCATACGACAAATTCGCTTATCTGTGCGCGACTCAGTTTAACGACGATCCCGTCAGAGCAGCTTTCGGGCTGGTGCCAGAGGCTATCCTCGGTCGAAAACAACAGGTGGAATTGCCACTGCCTGCCTGTTTTGACGATCAGGATGACTCGATGGATGCGTCAGAATTCTATGAAGCCATCATGCCGCAGGATGGGCTGATCAGGTGGGTTTACGAGTATTACAAGGTAGTCAGCCAGTTTCCGTCTCCGGTCATGGGGATGGCAACGGCACTGAGTTTTTGCGAAACGATCTTCGGCCGCCGGATCACGTCTCAGACCGATTTGCGTACCAATGACTACAACGTCGTGATGGCTCCGACAGGATCCGGGAAGGAGGCTTGTGAAGCAACTATCCAGAAACTGTTCGCAGCCACTGGCTTCGACTTAACGCATCCACCGGACGTGCAATCTGGGAACGGGCTCTTGTCGATGATCAACGTCAAACCGTGCGGAATCTGGGTGTGCGACGAATTTGGAAAAACGCTGGAGTCCCTACTCGACAAGCGATCGAACCAGCATCTGAAACAGATTGCAACACATCTACTGAAACTCTACGGCAAAGCATCGACGAACTACGGCGGCGCAGCTCATTCAGCTGGTGCGAAGAACAAGACGCTTCAGCCACATCTCTGTGTTCTGGGACTGACGACACCAAAGGTTTTTTCTTCAATCACAGCCGACCAGGTTGATGATGGTTTGTTCGGACGGCTGGCGTTTTTTGTCTGTCAGGACCGCCCAAAAATGGTGATCAGTCCGCAGGAACCGCCGTCTGAAATTCTGGTTGATCAGGTAAAGCGGTGGATTCAATGGGATCCGAAACCCGGAAATATTGCGGAAGGTCCGGATCCTGCATTGCTGCAGATGACAGCGGAAGCGTTCGAGCGATGGACCGACCACAGCGGAAAGATCCGGGACAAGATGGATTCAGAAGGCGAACTGAGGGCCGGTGTCTGGTGCCGGACGGCAGCCAGAACGATGAAGCTGGCAATGGTTCACCGGGCAGCCAGGCTGCGGGAAGATCCCAGCACCACCGAATGGGGACTGATTAAAATTGAAAAGCAGGATATCGAATGGGCTGTTTTGCTGTCGAATTTCCTGACTCGAACCAGTTGTAATCTGTTACTTGATGATGTGGTTGATAACCAGCATTCAGCGGCGGCAGACAAGATCCTCAAAATCCTCCGAGACACAGAATCTATTGAGGCGCGAAAGCTCTATCGTTCACATCAGAAGTTCACAGCAGCTCAGTTTCATTCCTCAGCGAAAACTTTGGAGAAGCTCGGACTGATTCGAATTGAGTGTGTAAAACCAGTCAACGGAGGACGTTCAAAAGTAGTGTACACGAAAGTCGTTTCTAGCTAACGCCGAACGAGGACGAGCGGCATTTAAAAATCACCCAAAAACCGAAACGCTATTCATGTGAATAGTATTTCGGTTTTTTTATCTTTCCAGAGGCTAAAAAAGTAGTGACAGTCACTTATTTGTCACTGCCGTTTTAGTGACAATCGTTTGGGTATTGTGGGTTAATTAGGTAACGACATTTTTTAAAAAACACAGGGAAAGTATAAGGGTGAGAGAGAGAGGAGAGGGAATTATTATCTATGTTCCCGACATTCGTGGTGTGTTGGTTAGGTTGGTCTATTTGTTATTAGATCGTTTGTCACTGACGAGACGCCTAAAACTAGTGTACAAACAAAAAACGGTTGACAACTTCCAAAAATCTGCGATGCTCCAAGTCCCATAACGCCTGTCCCGTGCCAGCTTCGCACGGTGTGACCGCGTTCGGGATGCGCCACAATGTTTGTCGACCGCAATCGTGAGACGACAACGCGAATAGACGCTGAACTGGCATTGATGCCGGTTCCTGCAATGCGTCCCGCTCAAGCCGATTTTGATTGCAACACCGCGATCATTTACGCACGCGCCGAAAAAATCCGTGAAGGCTGGTCTGAGACCAGAACACTCCGGGCACTGGGTGTGCGGTGCAATGATGCTGGCGAAGCACTCGATCACTACCAAACGCCGAAAGGGCGGTTTTCATTTCCCGGCGGAAAGAGGTTTGATCAATGAAATCATATCTGTGGGTTATTGTCGCTGGTTTTCTCTGCGGTCTGACAGGCTGCACGGCAGAAGACAAGGCAGGCTTTTCAATCGACCTGAGCAACCTTAACTGGCAGACGGTCGCAATCATCGGTGCGGCTTTGCTGACGCCGTTCCAGTCGCTGTTGAAGCCGGTACTGGCTGCACTTCAGCCAATCATCAGCATCCTACAGAAACTCGGAATACTGCGAAAACCCGCAACACCGGATGACACGCCGAACGAACTGACGATTGCGGAATTCATCGCGATCCTTACGGACCTGCTGAGCAAGACCAGCGATCCCGCGTTGAAGGCTCAGATTCTAGGTCTGATATCGACAGCGGCGGGCGTTGCACCTGAGATCAAGGGGGTGGCAAGTGCCAGCAGCAAAAGTAAGTGAGCAGCCGGAATCGAATCCGCTGCTGCTGATCATTCTGGTAGTGGCTGGCGTTTGGTTTTTCAACCGGGAAGCTGCACCAACTCCAGACCCGAAACCGCCGGAGCCAGTTGTCAGCGACGTTTTGCGGGATGCCTACAACGCTGACCGAAAGACTCAGGTTGCAGTTCTGCGAGAACTCGCACAGCAGCCGTTTGACGGTGCGACAGACGAGGGTCGGCGACTCGCTGGGGAATGGTTTAATAAACAGCGGTTTCGTAATCGGGCTGATGACTTCGGGGTTTACACGGACGCAGTCGCTGAAGCCATCGCAACGAACACAGAGGGCGAATTGGCTGCGAAACTGGAGCAAAAGTAAAGAAGAAAACCCCGCAACAGCGTCAACTGTTCGGGGAGGTGTCCCAAACCTGAATGAGAGGATTGAGAAATGGCAGTGTATCGAGTTGGTGAAAAATTTCGAGTGGCGTTTGGAAAAGACAAAAACGGCTGGAGGCTGAATCGGTGGATGGCAGTGTATCGCTGTGATTGTGGTAAGTCATTTGTGATGCAATGCAGAAGTGAGTCAGGAACGAAATCCTGTGGGTGTTTTGCAAAGGAATCAGCTCGGAAACTTTTGACGGGAAACACGCATCGGCGAACACATAACCACACGACAACAAGAGTATATAAATCGTGGTCACAAATGAAAAACCGCTGTGACAACAGCAATTACGCAGAATTTGAATTCTACGGTGGCCGTGGAATCACCGTTTGCGACAGATGGAATGCGTTTGAAAACTTTTTGAAGGACATGGGGGAAAGGCCGGTCGGCACATCGTTAGACAGAATCGACGTGAATGGAAACTACGAGCCAAAGAACTGCCGATGGGTCACACCAAAAGAACAGGCAAGAAACACGCGAAGAAACGTGATCGTCACGATTGATGGGCAGTCAAAAACTGTAGCGGAGTGGGCAGAACACCCAATGGCGGCACGAGACAAAACGATTTACAGGCGGTTGAAGTTGAATTGGAGTGGACGTGAGGCAGTGTTCGGGAAGCAGACATGAGTGATTTCACAGGATACATACCAGAAAACGAAGATCGCGAGTTTCTGCAGTCGCTGACTGGCGGCGAAGAAATTTTGCAGCTTGTTGGTAAGTATGAAGAGCAGACGCTCGATCCTCGCCAATTAATTCGGGTCGAGAACCAGGCTAATATGGGCAGCTGTGCCGGACATTCGCTGTCATCCAATCTCGAATGGATTTACTGCCTGTCGACTCGTGGTCAGATTATTCAGCTCAGTCGGATGGCGGGCTACATCCTCGCACAGAATGAAAACGGAATCCGTACAGATTCTGGTTCGACTATCAGCGCCGGCGTAAAAGTGGCATTGCGGGACGGGTTGCCGGAGGAACGCTTGTGGCCATATCCACAGGCATACACTCGCCAGATGCCGAACAATGATTGGCAGCAGAACGCCAAACAGTTCGTGATCCAAAAGGCGGTAAAAATCACATCCTTTGAGCAGTGGCAGACATGGCTGGGATCCGGACAAGGCGGCATTCATACCGGTATCAGCTGGGGAAATGCGATGAATCGGGCTGTCGTGGAAACGTTCACGGCAGGCGGCGGTGGTCATTCAGTCGCTGCACTCTGTTTGTCCGAGCGAAAAAACGCACAGGGCGAACACTATTCATGGATTGCAAACAGTTGGTCTGAGTCGTTCGGGGTGAACGGTTGGCAGGAATGGAGCCCGACAGCGATCCGGCAAATGCTCACGCATCGCTTTACTGAGTTCGTCGGTCTCTCAGACATGCCAAACGTCAAACCACGTGAGTTCACTCTGGCGGATCTGAAGAAGTCTCTGAGGATCTGATATGCGTTATCTCATTGCAATCATTCTGCTGACTGGTTGCGTCGACGCAACGCACCAAGCTCAAATCGAAGAAGCGAGGCAACAACTTCGCGCCGCCTCGGTATTTGTCGACGATGAGCCTATTATGCCAAATACGATTGCACTGCAGGCTATCCGCACCAAATTTAATGAACTCTCCGAATCAGAACCAGCGGTCGAACCTGAGCCGGAGGACACACCGCAACCTGCCTCCGGGCTTCCAGATCCCGCTGGTTCTGATTTTATTAAGCCAGTTCCAGAGCCGTCGATTACGTTCAGCCGTGCCGTGCAGTCGGGGCCAGTGGCGACGCTCTACACTTCGGATGGGTCGTTTTCTTGCGGTGGTTGTATCACACAGGAAAGAATTCTTTCGCAGGAAAAGATTCCTTCCGATTTGTACGCGATCGAGAAAGTGAACGCCGAAACGGCGGCCGCAATGGGCGGTGTGCCGCGATGGATCCCATACGACAAGTCGGCCAGTTATCCTGGCGCAAAATCTAATGAGACGTTGCTGACATGGTTTAACACGCTCAGAACTTTTCGCGATGGAAGCACGCCTGTCGCGTGTGAAGTGATCGGGGGAGCGGTAACGGTTGACACTGTTACCGCTGCTCTCGTCGTTCACCTGTCAGACGAAGCAGCACAGCAGCCGTTTGGGGCGTTAATAAATATCGACATTGATGCACCAGACGCGGCCACGTCAACTATTTTCGAAATATTTGAAACCGGCCGATATGCAAACGCGACGGCTGGGATCGCTTTCGACTGGTCAGCATCGACCCGGACCATCAGCGACACGGCGAAAACGATTACGCTGAATCCACCGGCAAAAATCACGCTGACGAAATGGCGTGCGAAATGGACTGCAGCATTGCGTGGCATTCAGTACGACGCTGCGGCTAAATCGGTGACGCTGCTGCTTTCAGGTGCCCCTGACCTGACTGTGAGGTTCCAATGAGTGCGATATTTCTGGAACGTGACCGAACCGAAATCGTCGGGGACATGCTTCGCAAGTTCGAGTGTGAGGAACTGCCGGCATTTGCATGGAACGACCGCAAAGAACCAAAGGAAAGACGGAAAAAACGTGCATTGTGTATCGCAACACTGGAAGAGTTCGAGCGGGTGCTGGAGCGAGCCGGAGCACCAAAAACACGACAGGAGGCGATAGACGCGATTTATCCGCAGGGAATCGGATATGTGTTGATGTGGATCATTCTGAGGGCGGTGGTGGCTAAAATCGTCGGGTGGCTGTGGGATAGAACGCAGGCGTGAAGTGAGTTATGAACCATAGAGGGGAGGTGATCCGCTTCTAGGGTACGGTGGAAATAAAAAAGCCTGCGGAGTCCGGCAAGACAACACCGCAGGCAGGAACGTTCCGGACTTCAATCGCACAACACCCCGGAGACCGGACAAAGAAAAATGACCGAGGAAGAACAACGGCAAAAAGATATTGAAGATTCGCTGCAGATCAGCTTTCCAGGTGGCAAGCTAAATCTGACTGGCGACACCGTCAAGTTACTGATTCCATACATTGGCAAGGTGTTACTGATCGCAATGGCAGCTTACGGCGCGACGGTAATAATCGGAGCATGGAGACGATGAGCACTCAAGAATTTTTCGGTATTTTTGGCGGGTTTTGTGCTACCTGTTTTGCGGTGCTCTGCACAATGAAATGCGCTCAGGAGATTAAGCAGAAGAATTTTATTGATGCGATTGAAGATCTAAAGCGAGCGGGCTGGGGTTCAATCATCACATTTTGCTTCATGCTGTCGGCAATCATAAATTTGAGCGAAGTATGTGATGCGATTGACCGCAAGGCACGAGCGAAGCTGCGAGCTAAGGCATCAGAAGTGGCAGAGTTAAGGCAGAGTGAATCGCGGTGGGTTGCAGTCGAGCAATGAGGGCTGTCTGTCGTTTCGTGTGCAATCTGTTGAAAGCAATCTGGTATTTGAGTTTCGGTGTTGAAGAAGACGAGGGGTCTCAATGAACGCATACGAAAAAGCACTGGAAATGAACCTAAGCGGTGAACCAGCCGAAGTCGTCGCGATTTTAAACGCGATCACGGTTTGTCCGATTCCAGTGGCAAACGTGCTGCAGTATTTCGATGAGCAAAATCTGGCTGAATGGGATCCGCTCGCTGATGATTGGGTAGGATCACTCGTGACCGTGGCGCGAAATCAAAGCACACCAGCACCTATCGTAGCGGGTCTTCGGAAAGTTTTCGTGCATCTGGCAAAACGAACGAGCCAAACGATCGACACCACAGATCCCGTAATCGCGGTAGAAACGCTGGCGTTGTTAGGTGCGCTGATTCAGATGGGAGTGGTCACTACGCAACAGCGTGATGCGTTTTACCAGTTAGACGGCGGGCGTCCTTACGCATCGCTGACCGTAGAACAGTATAACGCACTAAAAACAGCATCAGATACGGCGGCGGAAAAAGAAGCGGCAGTCACTGCAGTCATCATCAAAGCCAGCGCTGCCCGCGAAGCTGCAGAAGCAGAATGCCGGCTCGCGGGATCAACACCGTCAACAATTGCAGCAGCTGCCGAAACGGCATGGGGAGCGTAACGAGTGCCGACGACCAGCCCACTACGTCCGACCAGTTCGATTAACTCGGCATTTGGTGCGAATACACACCTTGTGCTTGATGACGTCGTAACTCAACCGTCTGCAGGCGGGACAAGTGACATTGTCAGCCTTGGGGAAGGAACCCTAGTCCAGCAGTATGGCGTCGATCGAGTCACGACACCGGGAATTATTCAATCCGCTACTATCTGGGCTTATGTCCGACCAAATGACAGCAACACCGACGGATTCCTCACAACCGGACGAGTGCGATTGAATGGTGTGTGGCGATCAGCGTCATTTTCGGGCATGCCGTCTGTTGGTGCTTGGGGATGGGTCAGTTGCATCGTCACTGGCAAATTTGGTGAACTCACGGGAGCAACTCCACAATTTGAGATCACCTATAATGGATCAACCCCGGATGCGAGCATAGATATCGCAGTGACGTATCTGGAAATCGTGTACTACGACCTGCCGACAATTAGCGGTGCTCCTGTGCTGCAGGGGGTCGCTGTAACGCATTTTTCGGCCAATCAGACCACACACGTGGTCAACCTTCCGTCAGGGATTGCCGCAGGTGATTTGTTGTATCTATGGTTTAACAAGGACGGGGGAACGGGGACAATTACAACACCCTCGGGCTGGTCCATCGCGGTGCCCACCATTACCGCAACCGATCAAAGCATATTGTTCGTTAAAACAGCATCAGGCAGTGAGGGTACAACGGTATCTGTAACCACATCATTCGGCGAATCGAGCAGTTGCATCGCATATCGAGTGTCGGGGTGGAGCGAAGTAGTTTATAACAACACAACTGTTTCCCTTAGTGCATATTGGAATGCGCCATCAGTCACTGCAACGGAAACAGCAGGTGCAATTGTGTTGGCCCTCGCGTCTGCTGCTGGTGGAACGGTAGAACCTGTTGAAATGCCACAGGGACCAATCGCATGGTCAATGGCGATGGGCAATACGTCTGATGCGGGTAATACGGTGGTGGCTTATGGGCAAGCAATAGTTGTCTATACAAATGACGGTCTAGAGGTCTTCAGTTTTCCTTGGAGATACTCGGCAAATACAAGCGGCCGTTTTGTGTCAGTTGTGGTACACGGGACAGCAGCGAGCGGCAGCAGTGGTGTCAGTGATCCTCTTTTCGCGGGGTTGGTGCTTTGATGTTTCGCAATCTTGCGGAAGACGCGACGATTGAAGTGTACTTTGAAACGTTTTCCAGCACTGGTGCACCGGTCGCACCGTCGTCTGCATTTACGACCAGTGACTTCGCTATCTACAAAAACGGATCTGCAACGGCAAAAGCGACTACTAACGGGTTAACGGTCACCAGCCCATTTAACTCTGAAACGGGCTGCCATCTTCTGATTATCGATACCAGTAACGACACAGGTGATGCAGGATTTTGGACCACAGGAGCACGGTATCAGGTAAAATTCAACACCGCAAAAACTGTTGACAGTAAATCAATCGACGGACGCTCTGTGCCTCGTGGATCTTTCGGGATTCAGTCGGAATACATGCGTGGAACTGATCTTGCGGCATTGGCCAGCGGGGTTAACGTGACGCAGTTCGGTGGAACAAACATCACCGCAGCGGCAGGTATTCCAGAGGTTAAGGTTGCGTCGATTGCGAATAATGCGATTACTGCAGCCTCAATCGCTGACAACGCAATTGACACAGCAACCTTTGCAGCTGGTGCAACGCTGCCACGAGTCACGCTGGTGGATACTTGCACGACAAATACAGACATGAGGGGAACCGACCATGCAGCACTCGCTGCAACCGCTTTAAGCACTGCGGTTTGGACTGCGACAATCGCAGGCCGAATTGATGTGGCACTGTCGACACTGGCTACTGCGGCATCTATCACAACGCTGCGAGGTGCGGATAATGACACGCTGAAAACGCTCAGTGATCAGATTGATGGGATATCAGCAGGCACGGGCACGGGAGCACGTACTGTGACGATCACGGTTAACGATGGAACCACTGTTCTGCAGAATGCACGTGTGCGGGTTGTGGAGGGAGTCAACACGTACACTGGACTCACGAACGCATCAGGGGTAGTGGTGTTTAATCTCGACGATGCAACCTATACCGTGTCGATCACGAAGTCTGGGTACACCTACGCAGGCACGTCACTGATTGTAGATGGTACGGAAACGCGAACCTATTCAATGACAGTTGTCAGCGTGACTCCTCCAGATGATCCGGCATTGTGTGCCGTCACTATCCATGTGTTCGATCAATACGGGGCTGACATGTCTGGTCAGCCTGTGGAAATTACATTTGTAAAATGGGACACCACAGCGGCTGATACACCGCCAGTTCTGTCAGTGCCGCCTGTGCAGACCACCGATGCTGATGGATTAGTGAGCGTCAATCTGTTTCGCGAGGCGGTCTACAGAATTGTGTACGGCAACGCACCATATACACGCCGGGTTGACGTGACGATTCCGGATGCGGGAACCTATACGGTGGAAATATGACTGGAAGGCATCGTGGTTGTCACTGGAACGAACAGCAACAGCGATGGCGTGTTGTGTTTCGTGTCAACGGAAAGCAAAAACAGTTCGGCCAATTCAGGACATTAGAGGAAGCTCAAAACCGATCTGCTGAGGTGTGGCCAACACTGCCAATTGCACAACGAGCGATAAGAACATGTAGTTCGTGTGGAAAAACTGGTAAAGCGGGCAAGGAGTTTCACTGGAATAAATGCGACTGCAAAGAGTGCGGTTTAAAACGACGACAAGTAGGGAGAGAAGCACTCAAAAACCGACCATGCAAAGTGTGTGGCAAGCCTTTAAACACAATGGATAAACGCCAAGTCGTTTGTTCCAAAGAATGTGGGCATAAGGGAAGATCGCGAACCACAAAAATCATGTCATGTGTTATATGTGGAAATCCTTTAAGGCGGTATGACACGACAACAAATGCTGCATGCTCTATTACGTGTCAGCGAACATGGGCTGCGAGCCAACAACACATGGACGGGCAGGATCGGCGTTGGAAGCAACATGTGTCGCAGGTGAAGCAGCGATGGTATAGGGATCGCTCGCAGGAAAGAAGAAATGCGAATCAATGGGTGCAGATATGTGTCACGCAACGCAACAGTGTATCTGCAGCAAAACAAACTGAATGGAAGAAACGTTGCAACGCTGCAGTGGTGTGTTTAGTTAGTAGGTGCGAACCCATGATTCATGTAACACGGAGGGAGAAGTGCAGCAAATGGAGTGGTTTGATAGCAGGGCAAATGAAACAGATGATCGCCACAATAAGGAAAAACTCACGCGATCCGTGGGATCGCAAGGTACTGAATGCTGTGAGTTCGTTAGCAAAGAGAAGAAGAAGAAGAAAAACCACGCGACCGCAAATGAGTTGATGCAATTATTAAAAACGCAAGGGTTTCGATGTGCTCTCACCGGCATTGAGTTAACACCACAAACAGCACGGTTAGATCATATTGTTCCGGTGTCAAAAGGCGGCACAGATATCATTGAGAACTTGCAATGGTTGCACATCGACGCCAACACGGCTAAGGCCACGATGGCACAAGACCAGTTTATTGCGATGTGTAGAAAGGTCGCAGCGTACCAAAGCTGAGGTTTTTGCTAAACGATCTTTTAGCTTTCAACTATACACTGCGGTCGAGGAAG